GCGGTTTTTTTATAGGCCATTGTATAATATATACGAATACGAAAATATTATACATCTATGCGGGATACATTATTTCCCCTTTTCTAACAGTACCTGATATTCCGCGATCACTTGTTTATAACCATTGTTGAGTAGATATGGAATACTGTATTTGCCCTTGGTGTTTGTAATATTATCACCAATATCATCAATTAAAATGAGTGAGTTGTTACTCATCAGACCATTTTCAATGATGTATTTACTATCCTTATAATGTTGAATACATGCATCTTCGCCACTCTCCATATGATCCATATAAAGAAAGTCGATCTCGAAGTCGATATTTTTCAGAAAATCGGTGGAATATCCTTGAACAATTTCGATGTTTTTGTTTGCACCGCACATTGTGGTAACAATCTGTATAGCATCACTATTCGGATCAATCGTATACAATTTATAATTTTTACCATCTAAATTATCGGAAAATACCTTTGTAAATATTCCAGCACCCCAGTCCCACGTACTAGGCTTGTCAGGACGCCAGTATCGGATATCCGTGCTCATACAACCAGGACAATTTCCCGAAACAAAACTCCTACTTGTTCCTAATTCAACAATATTATATGTAGTGGTGTCATGATTCGTTTTCATTTGTTGAAGAATAAGTTCATACGACTTTTCAAATGTGTTTCTTCGTCGATCAAAAAACTCCAAATATTTCATGTGGTTAATTATAAACCTTAAACATATGATTTTAAGTAATATACTGGGTCTAACTATCTAATGGCCGACTGGCCTACCTACGCGCCTACGCGCTTATCTTATTCCATGCTTCCGGAAACATGTCGCGCGTGTCATGCGAAACCCCAGGACCAAACCAACGGCTGGGATAACACACCATCTTCGCGGGGTTAGTATTCAAATACGCGCCCCACCAACTAAAGGTGCTATTTGCGATGATATTATGATCACACGTGCTCATCAATAAAAGCTGCTGCCAATCGGCAATCGTATCACGGACGAAATGAAATTGAATATCTCGACCATAGGCTGGTCCATTTACGTCTGTCTCGCAACGATGTTTCACATCTGACATATTTTTAAGAACGATGTCCTTATCACAAGATTCATAGAAAACAATAAATGTGTATGACGCATTTTTATCCTCGTTGGCGGATATGATATGTGCAATCGCACGATAATAATAGTCTACCGTCATCAATGGATGAATATGTGGATATTGTACATAGTCGCCAATTCTAAAATGCGCACTTACTAATATACGTCGTTTATTCGGATTTCCACTATATTCACTACTCCATGATTCGTTTGCGTAGAGTTGTTTAATCCATGTTTGTTGTTGTCGTAGTTGTATGATCTCGCATACTTCCGCGTATTTATCTACGAAATACTTGTCACTTTGAAAATACCCATGTAGTCGAAGCGGTTTCGTATATTTCACGGTTTCAGTTGGCGTTGCTGTATAATGAAATCCGATTTCTTCCCACCGTGGCAACGAGTGGAACATTCTCTCGGTAACATCGCTTGAAGGTGTGAGGTACGTTCTTAATCCGCGAAATATTGTTGACCAAAATGTATAACGTGGATGTTCTGGTATCCCGTCCAATACGTCATGATGCATAAAAAAGAATGTGTCTTTATTACGAAGTGCCGTCGCAATTGTCGCGAATATTTGGAACAGTTGGTTTCCCAAACCACCCATAATCGTTATTGTTATCATGAAACCAGATAACGTAGTAATATTATTATGTTTATGTATTCATTTTTAAGTTCATTATCCATAATAACTAAATTGGTATAAATAATATTTATTTATTATTATTTATTTATTATTATATTATTTATAGAGTTGTTTTAGCTCCAATGCTGCGTAAGTTTTCAGATATAAAACACGCGATGTATATCAATTTGGATTCGCGCAATGACCGTCGCGAACTATTTGAAAAGCAGTTTGAAGAGCTTACATCACTTTATCCAAAAGATTTCACATTTACTCCTATTCCGCGGTTTTCGGCGATCAAGAACGAGCAAAATGGAGCGATCGGTTGCACGAAAAGTCACATTGAGTGTCTGCGTGCCGCTAAGATGAATGGTTGGGATCATATTCTCATGTTAGAGGATGATGCATTACTTATTCATCCTGAAATATTGGTTCATCAAGTGTCGTCATTTCTTTCGCGATTTCGTGACGAGTGGGATGTCCTCCTATTCTCTGGAAACAATTATCCGCCATTTAAAATAGAAGCGCCAGACTGTTTTCGAGTAGCGAATTGCCAAACTACCGGATGTTATCTCGTTTGTAGTCGATATTATGATACACTAATACGCAATTTCGAAGAAGGATTAGAAGGACTTATGGCGAATCCAGGAAATCCAGAAGCGTATGCATGTGATTCATTTTGGAAACGTCTTCAACGTGAAGATAGGTGGTACTTAATTACTCCATTATGCGTAATACAGCGCGCCGGTTATAGTGATATCGAAAAAAGAGATGTAAACTATGAGAGTTTAATGACAGATCTTGTTAAAAAGAAACCTGCGCGAAGATAACAGCGACTTTCAAGGAGTTATGCATCGGTCAAATAATGATCAACAACCCACCATCCGAAATCACGATCACTTGGGTAATGAAGTCCTGCCATGATGCGGATATTCGCACACTTGGTCGCGATTTCCATTATTGCCTGAGTTTTTGCAGGGAATTTACGTGCGAGTATTTTCGCTAAATAATACGCCTGGATTGCGTGTCCGGATGGGTATGCTGCGGTGTTTGCTGAATCTGAATGTAATAAGGTACCGTTTTTTTCGTTGATGATTTCTGGTGCTACTTGCGCTGGTCGAGCGCGATTGTAGAAGTATTTCAAAGACCTCGCTATAAATATGACACGCGAGTTCGTCATAATTTTATCCATTTCAACTACTGACATTTCTTCTGGCTTAATAACGGCTGTAAATGCGGCAGCAGGATTCATATCTGTCATGCGAAAAAATGCGACGTCACTCGGCATTCGCTTCATGATGTAATCTGTTACGACGATCTGTATTTCTCCGCGACTATCCGGGAACGCTTTACCGAACCCAGGTATCGTGAGGTTAAATGATGGATACCACCAGTAATATCGCTTTTGTTGAGCGAGAAGAACAATAATATACACAATTGCTAAAACTACGAAAATTCTGAAACGATCGGGGTCACGTTCTACAATATTGTAATGATAGGAATTGAATCGTTCTCGTAATTCTGTCACTGCGCCACTTTCTTTTTTAGGTGGTGGAGATCCTAACCAGGATCGAAGATCATTGAATCCTGGTAATACAACCATACTTCTTTAATATATACTACTTGAAGCATATATTATAGCAAACCAGCGACTCTGGCGTAATCAGTCTATTATTTAGACACGGAGAGGGGTGGGGAATCCGACGAGGTTGGCACCGATACCGAAACCAGCACCAGTCCTAGCGGACACAGCCAAACTGGGGACATATGTATCAAGGATACTGAAAGTAGCTGCGGCAGTGAGGGCGATCAGAGCGACTTCGTCAAACGACAAGCTACGCTTGGGGATGGCGTAGGCGGCAATGGCGACCATCACACCCTCCACCAAATACTTAATGGTTCTCTTAACGAGTTCACCTAAATCAAAAACTCCGGACATTTGAGAATTTTATTATAAATAATAAGAAGAAATTAAAATGAAATGAAATGCAAATGGAATGGAATGGAATGGAATGGAATGGAATGGAATGCGTTAAAACACTTAAATAAAGTATAACTTAGTATATTATAATTCGATTCATTTCGCGCTTCATTCCATTTCGCGCTTCATTCCATTTCGCTATGTCATTTCCACCTCCTTCTGGCGTTGAACTTAAAAATACCTCATCTGGCGATGCTAACCCTAAATATATTGACTTGTTAGAGGAAGACAAGCCTATCGCTGGGCAGAAGTTCGCTTGTTTATCTTTCGTTTCTCCAGAGTCCATTCTGAAACAGAAAGATCACTTCTATTTTGAGAAGTTTCTTCATTACTGGGACTATCAAAAGTCAATGGAGAAGTTCATTCAGTTTCTTAATTTTGTGTCCTTCAAATACCACGTTAATTTCGACAAAATCTCGGCTGATTTTCAGGAATTTGCTAAAGAAGAGAAAGAAACCCTTCAAAAAACCGATATCTATGACGAATACAAGACATTCCTAGATAAGCATGAGACCGATATTGAAAATGAGTTCAATGAGAAGCACAATTTCCAGACATCAGTCCGTGGGTTGAAAGTACGTGGCGTGTTTGGATCGCAAAAGGAGGCAGAGCTGCGTTGCCAGATGTTGCGTGAAGTGGATCCCAATCACGATGTTTTCGTCGGACCCGTGGGAATGTGGGTACCGTTTCACCCTGACGCATACAAGACTGGTCGTGTAGAGTATATGGAGGAGACATTGAACCAGTTGATGGCGGAGAAGAAGAAGAATGAGGACCAGGCGAAGACTGAGTTTGATAAGCGTGTTAAGGATACGAAGGCGAAGGCAATTCAGGAGAATATCAAGCTGGCGAAGGAGAGCGGAAATAAGTTGACGCAGATGTTGGCAACTGACGGCGAAACGTTGGTCGATGCAAAGCCGCGTGATCTCGTGGGGGATGCAAGTGAGAGTGTCGGTGGTGGTATTTGGAATGCTGGAGATGAGACTGCGTCGATTTCAATGACAGTCGATGAGATGCGTAAGGAGCTCTTTGAGGGCGATGATGTCGTCATGGATAAGAATAGTGATCACGGATTGTCGAAGTTGACAGAACTTGAAAAATAAAAAGGAAAAGAGTGAATAATTATTTATATCATTATATTAGAGAATATACATCAAAATATAATGATAGGCGGCGGAATTCGATTTGCTCAACCAGAACCACGGTCAATAAATGCATGTATTATCGAAGCAATGCTTCGACCGGACACACAAATAAATCCTCTTACATTTAGTTCAATGGCTGGTTTCATTTTTACATTACATCGTCCGGGTGGATTAGTGGATGCAAATGATAATATATTTATTCGAAGTGATAATATCCGTGTAACCGGTGAAAGAAAGGTAAGACCTGGAAGTGGCGGAGCGGTTGTTTCTACGTTGGTTATTAAAATAGTATTGAAACGGAACAATCCTGCTGACGCAGTTTTAGATGATCTTCATCTTGTCATATCAAGTGACCCAGGATATGATGCCGATGACCCTGATAATAAAATCGAAAAATCCAGTTTAAAGCCAGATGAAATTACAATAGAGCAAGAAAATCATAATAAACTTTACCAAACATTTCATCTGGGAGAAAAATTGGTTCCATCACTTGTAGGGGATTTAATCGAGTGTGACGCGCCGGATATACAAAGGATGATTGCCGCAATACGGCAAAAATCAGGAAGTGATCAAGTAAAACACACAAAGGTTATTCGCGTATTTGAATATTTTGCACAGCAGATTACCGCACATAACACATCGGTAGTCATGATGTTTATAGAAATGGTTGGAGAGGATACAAAATCAGAAGGGGTAAACACCTATCAAGTGGCATCAAGTATTGAAGACCGTGAATTAAAGTTGGCTGCTGCACGAGGTGCATGTGCAATACAGTTATTGACTATGCTAAAAGCAGGGCGGGAGTTTATTGATGGACATGAAGGAAATTGGTTTATTGATACAGAAAGTAGGGATAATGTTCGGGCGATCGATTTTGGCCGTCTTGTAGATATAACTGATAAGGTTATGATACTTAAAAAAATATGGATATATAAACGGTCGCGACAGTCGGCATTTCACACAACAACTTCACAGGGTACATTTCTATCTAAATTAACAGAATCAACTTTAAGTGCTTATTATAACCTGTTTATGACAATATTAAAACAAAATAAAACTTTACCATTTGTGATCCAAACCGAAACCCGCTCTGATACACTGCATTCGAAAGAACGATTATTAAAGATTCGTCGAGATATCCATTTTTGTCTTGTATTTGCGGCATTGATCGACAATGCGATAACATCACTTGAATATCCTGACTGGGATCAGGCGCAGATGATATGGGCGTATGAGTCAATATGGGGTTTAGGTATTATACCTGATAAAAACAGAAAATACCCACTTCATCATATACCTGAACTTGATTTTGATTACGATATATTTATTAGTAAGCTGACGAGTAACCATGTAGAACATGTAGAAAACTCATACGATAACATTGCAGAATTGATCTCGCTTTACATCGCAACTCCAGATGGTTCTGCTGTGAGACATCAGTCTGATGATGATGATGTTCCCGGTATTACCACAAGACATATGGGCCAGTTTGTTTCTTTCTCAACGGGTGCGGTGATACCTGCTTGTCCTACTGGTAGGTCAGGTCCTGGTTGTAGCATTATGGGTGGATCTAGATCTGGTCGTAGATACAATAAATCAACTAGACGAGGTCGTAGATACAATAAATCAAAAACCAGACGGGGTCGTAGATACAATAAATCAACTAGGCGGGGTCGTCATGATCACCGTCGCACCTATTAACAATAACCACTTCATCTGTCAGAATCTTTCCATCACCACTTACTCTTCTTCACATTGATCTTCGGGGCCTTGCTTGTTTTTGATGCATTTGGATCGTAGGATTGCTCTCCTTCATCGTCAGAACCGAGATTTTTCGAGATATCCCAGAACTCCTTACTGCCCAGCTTGAAAGGCCCGTGCTGTTGAGCCTTATACCAGAAGATTTGGTCCTGTAATTTGTTCGATTTCGCATTATTATTGATGACAAGACACTCAAAATTCTCGGTGCACTGGTCCATGACCTGACAAAAGCTCTCAAAAGTGGGGAACATACCCGCATAATTGTCATAAATTCGCTTACGATTCGCAATATATGGCTCACGGAGGATAAAAACGTAGTCGATATTGGTGCGGAGATTTGGAGGAATACCCAGGGGATATTGCATTGTGATAACTAACATGACCTTCCAATGACGACCGTTCATGAAGAGCAACCGCATCATCACGTCCTTCGTCCATTTGTTATCATACAAGCAGTCATCCAATACAACAAATGTACGCGGATCGATCGACGATTTTTTATAGGTATCCATATCTCTTTTTACTTGCTTCAAGACGGCTTTTTGGCGCTTGAGAATGTTTTCAATGATAGCGGTGTTATAGGCATCATGGATGAATAGTTTGGGCACATGGGCGGCGAAGAAACCGTTGCCTGCTTCTGTGCCGGATATAACCGTGCCGATCGGAATATCTTGATGATGAAACATCAGGTCCTGAACGAGGAAACTTTTACCGGTATCACGACGTCCAATGAGAACAATAACGGGTCCCTTATTTTCATCAGGACGAAAGCTGATTGCTTTCATATCGAATTTTGCGAGCTCTAAATTCATTGTATACGAACGATCTGGCTACCTACGGACAGACGGACAGACGGACAAACGGAGTTATGTAATAAAAAAGAAATATATTATTTTTATTACATTTATACGAATGAAATGAAATGGAATGGAATTCCCGTTTAAAATCAATATAAAACTTCTATTCATCAATCATATTACATTTAGGAACATTCATGTCTTCGTCATCATCATCATCATCTACAACGCCAAGAGCGGCATCGACGGCAGCGACGGCATCGACGGCATCGACGGCATTTCAACTTCATTACCGAAAACATAAATACACCCCTGAAACAATCGAACCTGCACTACTCTACGATATTCAGAATTATATCCCTATTTATTCGCGATTCTTTGATATCAATGAAACCAATTACAACGGAATCCAGTTGAATCAAAAGTATTATTTACAAAATATCATATCACATCCGTCGCAAATCATGGGTGATAGCAACCATCCCGACGACGACCAAGACCAAGACCGTAACAGCCGTTCTCTAAACCATTTGGAAACGGTGATTGCTGACGACAATGGAAACACGAATAATGTCCCAATGTTTGTCAAATATTCGCCGCTATTAGACCCGATTCGGTATTTATCTGGAAAATACCAAGTGAATCAGGATAAAACACGTGTCCTTCCTAAATACAATTCGACACTGGAAGACTGTGAGGAGAAAATACTGAATACGAATAATACATCGTATGTTGACGGGTTCTTCTCGTATTTAACGAGTCGTGCACTTCACACACACGGGGTCGTTCATGGAGTAGATTATTATGGTAGTTATTTGTGTAAACAACGCGAGTTTTCCACGAATGTATTTGATGATATTGATTATCTCGTGGGATGCTCATTTTTCAACAACTATGAAAACGATCTCTTCACAATCGATTATTCTCAATTTGGGGATGATGTAGATGGTGATCTCTCGGATGTCAACATTAGTAAGTTGATGAAGATCAGAAACAAAATGAAACCAATTATTGGTGCGACCGGGGCCGATAGTTATCTGCAATCTGAAGGAGACTACCATAACACGAAAAACCGGATCAACATCTTAGAAAATGTATCAGAATATGATGCGGCGATAGAGACAGAGACAATTACTGCACAGGAAGTATCTATTGACGAATCGACGATTTCTACAATCGATATGATCACACCAACTGTTGCGGAGGCTGAGTGGGTATCAAACAATGACGCTGTAGAAGTCGTAGAATTAAACGTTGATGAGGAGGAAACAGACAACATTGTTTCGGGAGAATTACACCCCAAAAATCAAACAAGAGATCATGATGATATGAGTGATGATAGCGATTCATCACAGTCGAATTCATCCTATACTACGATAAGCGATGACGACGAACACGGCGACGACGACGGCGACGGCGACGAAGATGCATCGATTCAAGTGGACGATTCAACCTTTTCCAAAGACAGCGGCAGCAGTAGAAGCGGAAGCGGCGGCAGCAGCAATAGAAGCGGAAGCAGCGGCAGTAGTGGCAGCGACCGTGGCAGTGAGACTGGAAGCTATGACAGCGATGATGAACAAATCATCGTCAAGGTCAAAGACTTTCCTATTCAGGCAATCCTACTTGAAAAGTGTGTAAGCACACTCGACCATATTATGATGGCAGATGAATTGACAAAAGAAGAATGGTCGTCGATTCTATTCCAAATCATTATGACACTTATTATGTACCAGAAAATGTTCTCATTCACCCACAATGACCTTCATACGAATAATGTTATGTTTATTGAAACAACCGAAGAGTTCATTTACTACCTCTATGAAGACCAGTGTTACAAGGTCCCCACGTATGGTCGCATCTTCAAGATCATCGATTTTGGTCGCGCGATCTACAAATTCCGCGGTGAACTCATTTGCAGCGACAGTTTCCATCCGAAAGGCGACGCAGCTACACAGTACAATTTCCCGCCATATTATAATCCCGATAAGCCCACAGTAGAACCCAATTTCAGTTTTGATTTATGCAGATTTGCATGTGCGCTTTTCGATTACTTCATCTATGATCTGCGTAAAGTGGAAAAACTGTGCAAGGCTGATCCAATTATTAAGTTGATTGTGAAATGGACAACCGACGATAAGGGGCGTAATATTCTGTATAAATCCAGCGGCGAGGAGCGGTATCCTGATTTCAAACTATATAAGATGATCTCGCGTTCAGTTCATGGTCATATCCCATCGAATGAGATTCATAATCCGTTGTTTGATACGTATAAGATAACACATAAAAAATATAAGAAGCATGCGGCGATGTCGGCGAAGTTCTTAAAAGACGGTCGCAATACGCATATTCTTATGAATGTGGATACGTTACCTAATTATTCTGGCGGCTGTTCAGAAACCTCGCCCGATGCGCAGGAACTCCATTCTTCGCAATGAACTCAATATTCCGCATTGTCCAACCCATACTTGCGCCAGAATGACCGGTTTCCATATTATCCCCGACAAGTGTAACAATGCGATCATCGCCGTAACTAAACATGAACCCGCGGTCGGAGGGTGGACTGTATTTCGAAAGATAGGTCCAAACACTGATTTCTTTGTCACGGACCTCGGGTAATTGACCGACACGAATAATCGCGCGCATTCCGTCACGAATCATATCCGCAGAATGATTGTCATTCAAATACGAGAGGTCACAATCTCGAACAGCGTCCAAAGTAAGGGGCCAGTATTCTTCTTCAGAAACAGGACGTTCCAAATGATTAGGAATGGTAACAGAGACAGATTCAGGGGCGACGGTAGAAGCAGAAGACATTAAAGCGAATGAAGTGAGCGAACGACGTAGACGAGTAAGCGATACGTCAACAATAACATAAACATAACAAATCAATTTTTTGTGTTTATGCAGGGGAATTAGTATTTCAATTTCGGGCAATCATTTTGTCTAATATGACACCCACGACTACACCGAGCGATAAACTTCCAGATGCGAATCCGACAACCGCGGTAATAATCGTTATAATCCATCGACGATCGAATGATTGCGGTTTCAATATACTATCCCAGTCGCCAGTTTTATACACAACGAGCAACATAACACCAACAACTGCTGCAATTGGGATTTCATTGATGGCGCGACCAAAAAATAGACATATCACGATAAATAGAACACTTGTGATCACCGACGAAAACTGGGTTTTCGCGCCATTGGCTAAGTTCAGCTTACTTTGACCGACTAATACACATCCGCCGAAACCACCGGTTAGACCTGTCGCAACATTTGCGATACCTTGTACTATACTCTCACGGAATGAATCGCCTTTCACGCCTAATGTGCTTTCAGCATCTTTCACCATAATCAATGATTCCAAGAGTCCAGTAAACGCCATCGCCGCCGAAAATGGCAGCATTTTTATAAGACTTTCTGCGTCATATTTAATTTTACTTGGAGATATTCCATCCAGAGAAATAATAGAAGGTAATCCCGAATTTATTTCACCGTTATCTTTAACGCGGTCAATATTGTAATATTTCGTGAACATATAGATAAACGCGGTAATTGCGAACATAGAGATAAGACCGCCTGGTATATGAATATGTTGATCTTTGCTATGCGTTATTTTGATAACACCAAAAAATGCAATCAAGGTAGATATAATTGTAAAAAGTGTAGTATTCGCCATTTTTAAACCGGTAAACCATTTATGATCCCTATCTTTGAAATTATCGAGTTGATGGATTGCGATAAGTCCAGCCAATGCGACTAAAAACCCTGACATAATATGTTTCGGTACATAGGTAACATATTTATACAGACCGGTTACTGCTGCTAAAATCTGAATCGCACCACCTACAATAACAGTTGGGATGATATATTCTTTACCGAGTAATGTCGATACACCTGCAATAGAAGTCGCAACTGCCGCCGTTGAACCAGAAATCATCGTTGGCATACCTCCGAATAACGATGTGATGAGAGACATAACCATTGTATTTTGAATTCCAGTTGTTGGAGATAATCCCATAATAAATGCAAATGCAATTGATTCGGGTATAAGCAATAATGCGATTGTCAGACCAGAAAGAAACTCATTGATGAGTTGGGTTGGCGATGACTCTGTAATTTTGATAATATTCGTATTCATTTCCAGGAATGATCTATAGTACTTTTATTTGTTTTATAATATTATATAAACGATAGAATATATAGTTAATACAGTAATACCGTAATGACTACCGAAGTTCAATCTCTTGGTAGCGGTATCTCTCGCGAACGCGACACTATAACGATCGACGGAACAACCTACGACATCACTGATTTTAAGCATCCTGGCGGTAATATCATCAATTATGCAAAGAATTCACCAGATGCAACCGATGTCTTCCGCGAGTTTCATCATCGGTCTAGTAAGGCTAAACATGTACTGCGATCACTTCCATTGGCGTCTTCTTCTGAAGTTGAATTGACCCAGCGCCAGCAAGAAATGACAACGGATTTCCGAGAGATGCGCGCCAACCTCGTAACCCAAGGATGCTTTGAACCGGATTACATCCACGTTTATTTCCGTATGCTAGAACTCGCATTTTACTTCGGTCTAGGAACGTGGTTCGCTTCCTATAATATTTACGCATCCATTCTCTCGTTCATCGCATTTAAGACCCGCTGTGGGTGGGTACAGCATGAATGCGGACACCTGAGTTTCACGGGGATCCGCGTCATCGACCGCGCAATCCAGACATTTACCATGGGATTTGGTGGCGGTGTGAGTTCTTCTGTATGGAATTCAATGCATCAAAAACACCATGCTACACCGCAGAAAATCAAGCATGATATCGACCTGGATACGACACCGTTCGTAGCATTTTTTGATCGCGCATTTGAAGACAACACGAATGGAAAAGTGAGTGCGCGATTTATGAACCGATGGTGGATGCGAGTTCAAGCGTGGACATTTTTGCCCGTAGTAAACGGGATATTCGTACATTTATTCTGGATGTATTATCTACACCCGAAGAAAGTGTTTCACCGGTTGTGTTCTGCTAAAACGAGAGAAGTATACATCGAAACTACATTCGAGGCGGTGTCTATGGCGAGTTCGCATATCGCATTACCAATCATTTTTTATAATGGCGGTAGCAGCGGCGGAGGACTGTTGTGGT